TAAAGAGTATGCGATCTAATTTAATGTCTCCTGCGCCAATTTATATTACAGATGACCGAATGAGATTCGTATAGTATGGCTGCTTCTCAACCGTTTGGCATTTCATGCAAAGGTGGCTTAAACACTAATCTTAATCAGCTTGAGCTTCTTGGTCAGCCCGGATTTGCTACAGAGCTTAAAAACTTTGAAGTCGATCCTGATGGCGGCTACAGAAGAGTTAATGGCTATACTGCTTTTGGAAACGCTAGACCTAATTCAAATACCCCTTTACTAGGCTTAGCTGTATATGCAGACGGCCTAATTGCTTGTAGCGGAACAAACATTTATTTTAGCAACGACGGCGCTACGTGGGTACAAATTAATAAAGCTAGTGTAGCTAGTGGTGGAGATAACTTTACTACGTTTAGTGGACGATCAGTTACTGAAAGAACTAATCAAGGGCAAGCGTCTATTTCAATTTTTGAAGGCAACGAAGAGTTTGGTCAAGTATTAATTTGTGATGGAGCTAATAAACCTTTTGTTTTTAAAATGACAGGTGAAGGAGCTTTATCAACTAGAACTTATTTTGCAAGTGAAATTACTGTTTCAGGAACAACTGCTCCTGACGTAGGCGTTATTCATGACAAACATTTTGTTGTTGCAGGAGCTTCAACAGCTAAAAATACTATTTTTTATAGTGGTACTTTAGACCCTACGTCGTTTACAGCTTCCGGCTCTGGAAGCATTGCATTAGACGATCAAGTTGTAGGTCTTAAAAGTTTCCGAACAGATTTAATTATTTTCTGTGAAAACAGTATTTATAGATTAGCAAATATAAACGACTCATCTAACATTGCTGTTGTTCCTATTGCACAAAACGTAGGTTGTTTAAGTCATCATAGCATTCAAGAAATTGGAGGCGACTTAGTATTTTTAAGCCCTGACGGAGTTAGATCCGTAGCAGCAACAGCAAGAATTGGTGACACGGAACTAGGTTCAGTAAGCCGACAAATACAATCTGTAACTTCTGTAATTTCTAGAGACATAGATACTTTTACTATTACAAGCTGTGTACTAAGAAGACGCTCTCAGTATAGATTGTACTATTCTACTACTGGTGGAGCAATCAACAGAGCTAAAGGAATTATAGGAACTTTAACAAGAGAAGGTTTTGAGTGGGCAGAGACTGAAGGCATTCAATCTACTGCAATTGTATCTGACTTTGATTCTGCCGGTGTGGAAAAAATATATCACGGAGATAAAAACGGATATCTTTATAATCACGATATAGGTAATTCTTTTATAAATAATGGCACTGATTTTAATATTGACGCTAGGTACACTACACCGTTTTTAGATTTTGGGGATGTAGGAACTAGAAAGACTATGAAGTATTTAAAACTTTCTATAGCACCTGAAGGAACAATAGCTCCAGTACTTAGAACACAATATGATTTTGTAGACGTTGACGTAGCTCAACCAGAAGACATTAACTTATCTAACATACCTGTTCCTCCTTCTTTTGGATTAGCGGTTTTTGGGACTTCTCTTTTTGAAGGAACCAGTGACCCAATGGCTCGTCACGTACTTGAAGGTTCAGGACACACAGTAAGCTTCCAAATAAAATCGGATGACCAGCGTCCTCCTTATTCCCTAAACGGGCTATATATAAATTACGTGCCATCAGGCAGGAGATAAGAAATGGCAGGAACAAGTTATACGAGACAAAGTACTTTTGATGACGGCGATGTAATAACAGCCGCTTTATTTAATAACGAATATAATCAGCTTTTAAACGCTTTTGTTTATGCTTCTTCAGGAACTACGGGCCACCAACACGATGGCGGTACTGGAGAAGGCGGCAACATTGAAATAATAGGCGATCAAGATTTTTTAAATAAACTCGTAGTAGATACTAGCAACAACCGCTGGGGATTTTTTGTTCAAGTAAGTGGCTCAGCCGTTGAACAAATACGAATCCAAGATGGCGCTATAGTCCCTGTTACTGATAGCGATATAGATTTAGGTACTAGCTCTTTAGAGTTTAAAGACGGTTACTTTGACGGAACAATACACGTAGACACGCTTGACGTAGACGCTAACGCTACTATTGCAGGAACGCTAGGCGTAACAGGCATTGCAACTGTAGGTGGACTTACAGTAGGCAGCGCAGCACTTAACGAAGCTGAACTAGAAATATTAGACGGCGCTACCGTAACTACCGCCGAACTTAATATCCTTGATGGCGTTACTAGCACAGCGGCAGAACTTAACATACTTGATGGTGTAACAAGTACCGCAGCGGAACTTAATCTTCTTGACGGTGTTACGGCAACAACAACAGAATTAAATTTAATTGATGGTGTTACATCGACAACCGCTGAACTTAATATCTTAGACGGCGTTACATCTACAGCAGCAGAACTTAATGCCTTAGATGGCATTACAGCAGTTGTTGGAGAGCTTAATGCTTTAGACATAGGCAGCACAGCAATCGGAACTGCCGTAGCTTCTAGAGCAGTAATCTTAGATTCAAACAAAGACTATACCGGGATAAGAAATCTTACTATAGCAGGTGATCTTACTATTAGCGGCGACGATCTAATAATGGGAACTAACACAGCAGGAATGCTTCTCATTGCAGATGGTACTAACTTTAATCCTACAGCCGTGTCTTCATTATCTGAGATTAGTACAGTAGCTAATGACGATGTATTTATAGCTATAGATACTTCAGGTGGCGGTTTAAAAAGAGTAACTCGTAGTGCTGTAGTAAGTGGACTTGCGGCTTCATCTGCTATTGCAAATGTAGTGGAGGATACATCTCCTCAGTTAGGTGGAAATCTAGACGTTAATGGTAAAGATCTTATTACGCTTTCTAACGCAACCATTGACCTAGCTCCTCACGGGACAGGCACAGTCGTAGTGAGAGGAAACACTAACTCAGGCGCAATAGTACTAAACTGTGAAAGTAACAGCCACGGTCAAAAGATCTTTGGTCAGCCACATTCCGCAGGAGTTACTAACACTTTAATGCTTCCTGCCGGAGCTAACTCAACTTTAGTATCTCTTGTATCAGAAGACACACTCACTAATAAAACATTAACATCCCCTAAAGTTAATGAAGACGTAGCAGTTACCTCAACGGCTACTGAACTTAATCTTCTTGACGGAGTAACGTCTACTACAGCAGAGTTAAATATTTTAGATGGTGTAACGTCAACGGCTGCTGAACTTAATATACTTGATGGTGTAACAAGTACTGCTGCTGAACTTAATATACTTGATGGCGTTACTAGCACAGCAACAGAACTAAACTTACTTGACGGCGTTACTAGCACTACAGCAGAGCTTAATATCCTTGATGGAGTAACTAGCACCTTTACTGAACTTAACTTACTCGATGGAGTTACAAGTACTACAGCAGAACTTAACGCCCTAGACGGAATTACAGCAGTCGTAGGAGAGCTTAACGCTCTTGATATCGGCTCAACAGCAGTAGGAACAGCAGTAGCATCTAAAGCAGTTATTCTAGACTCTAATAAAGACTACACGGGCATACGCAATCTTACTATTTCTGGCGAACTAGATGCAGCTACATTAGATATTAGCGGAGCAATAGACGTTGCAGGTAACTCAGTACTGGCTTCTGTTGACGTAACAGGCGTAGCAACCGCCACAACTTTTGAACCTGATGGCGACACTGCCGCTGGCGACAATGCTGCAATAGGTTACACTGCCGCAGAGGGTTTAATACTTACAGGTCAAGGTAGCACTAATGACGTAACGATTAAAAACGATGCTGACGCCGACGTACTAGAAATTCCTACAGGTACTACTACGGTCACTATGACAGGCGCTCTTAAACCTTTAACCTACCAAGAAACATATGTCTCAATTAGTGCAGCGGCTACAATCACTTGTAACTTAGCAACAGGCACATCTTTTGCTACAACGATGGACGAAAATACTACGTTTGTATTTAGTAATCCTCCTGCTTCAGGAACAGCGTTTAGCTTTACGCTTGTTGTTACTCAGCATTCTACTGCTGTCACTATTACTTGGCCTAACACAGTAGATTGGGCGGGAGGAAGTGCGCCAGCCGCAGCCAGTGACGATGAAGTACAAGCATACGGATTTTTAACAAGAGATGGTGGAACAACTTACTATGGTTTCTTAGGAGGAACTGCTATTGGGTAAGTCATTTGATAAAGTATTGATGGGCGCTGCTGGAGGCACTGAGGAACCAGATGCTAATTTTAAAGACGTAGAATTTTTAGCTCACTTTGAAGGAGCTAACAACGGCGTTAACAATGCCTTCGATGATTCGTCTGCTAGTAACCATACGATAACTGCTATTGGTGACGTTACTCAAGGTTCTTTTAGCCCTTATTCGCCAGCATACGGAGTTCAGGCAGTTAACGGGGTACAACAATCCAGAAAATTTGCACTAACTACTATCGCTAATGCTTACGGAGCTTGGACAGTTGAGTGGTGGTTTAAAGCTGACGTTGCTTCTGTTGACTGGCAACAAATGGTTACAGAGTGGGACAATGGAACTGTAGCCCAACAATGTTGGGAAGTATTTGTTAGTGGTGGTTTTATCAGAACTTATGTTAGGGATTCTGGGAGTAACAGCTACAGTTCAGACCTTTCAGGTGTTTCTGCCGCAGCGGTAACTAGCGGAAAATGGCATTACCTCTCTGTTGCTGACGATGGCAGTAACTTTAGGGTTCATTTAGACGGAGCATTAATTCAAAAAGATTCAAGAGTGCCTCAGTCTGGAAGCACTAATCGATTTATGATTGGCTTTGAGCAAGCAGCGACTACGTTTGCCGGTACTCTTGCTGATGTCAAAGTGTCAGATGTTTCAAGATATACTGACTCAACCTACGCAGTTCCTACAGTCGTAGGAGGCTTAGTCGATTCGGATACGCTGTTGCTAGTAGGCGGTAATAATGCAAGAGATTTGACAGGCAACTATGCTACTGGTGCTACAGTACTTTACCCTGTCGTGCCTACTTCTCAGATTGGAAGGGTTGAAGCGTATGACCCAGCCGTAGATGGAGCGAGTGGTTTTTTTGACGGCAGCGGTGATGCGTTATCAACCCCTACTTCATCAGACCTTGCATTCGGCACAGGCAATTTTACTCTTGAGTTTTGGGTTTATCAACTCGAAGTCAAAAACTATACAATTTATTGGGACTATCGTAATACTAACACTCAAAATACTTTATATATGTATCAATACGGCGACGGCACAATTGATTTGTACATTGCTG